AATCTAGTTAGCAGATATCTAACCTCTGAAGGAAGAGCAATGGGGATGGTGTCCAGAAATCTGGCTTCTGGAGTCCGTGAAGGAGCAGGGAAACTATTTGATCCAAGGAGAGCTGCCCAATTAGCTAACCAGTCCACATCTCTGGAACAGTTTGCAGAGAAGCTGGGAACTAAAGCTATTATAATTAACACACCAGAGAAGGAAGCTTGGTTTTCTGCTCTGAAGGGAAAGGTATCTGGATTAGAAGGTGGCGCGGGCTATGTAGCACATCCTACAGATCCTTTTATAGTAATTCATCCAGAACAAGTGAAAGAATCATTCAAACAGATGGGTTTGAGAAGCGGGGTCCAGCAGAATGTGTTGGATCAAGCATTACAAGATAAAAACTTTATGAATACGGTGCTTTATCATGAAGTTCTTGAAAAAGGCGTGGCAGAAAGGTTCTCCCAATTAAATCCAATGAAATCAGGGCATCTTGGTTCACAGGTTCTTTTTGGGGAAGGAGCATTCCTATCTTCTTTGGATAGCAATCAACCTCTGCTTAGTCTCTTTGGTTCTGTTCGCAGCAAATTGAAAGAAGCCCAACCCTTCTTTGCTGGAACAAAAATTCCCAAGATACAAGATCCTATAAATCCTATAGAAGGTATGCAACATAAAGGTATGTCTCAAATCCTAAGAAAGATTTGGACAGACTTTGGATCTAAATATGATCTTGTCCGAGCAATGGCAAAATCAGCAGGTCAAACCTTTGAAGAATTTACGAAATCAAAGAACTTCTTGGAATCTCTTGCTAATGCTCAAATTGTCAAAGGATTGGGGAAAGGAAGTTTTGGAGAAACTTTTCTAATGAGTGGCCAGCTTGAAGGGAAGGAATTCCAATTTGTGAAGAAAACCTTCATCAAGCCAACTGGGAAACACCTCAGGAGAGCTGCAGATCCTGCGCACGAAGCTTTCATGCTCTCTGAAATGGGTCATACCTCAATGGTTCCTTCTCTCTATGGAAGAACTGGAGAGAATCTTTTCATGGAATATATGCCTGGAAAGATGTTCCATACAATTGCTGGTTCAGGAAAGAACCCATATCTCAAGAAAGCTTTTGTCAGAGAAATCAAAGAAGTTATGAAGATAGCCGCAAGTAAAGATATTAAGAACCTGGATATTCATGGAGGAAATCTACTCTATGATATTAAAACTAAACGATATTCTTGGATAGATTGGGGTGCCGCGAAACAAGAAATAAGTGATCCCCTCCTCTATACTGAAATGAAAAGACAATTAAAGATCAAAACAAGAAATGTAGGGACCGAAGAACATGTTCGTCTATTGGCATTTGAGGGAGAGATGACAGGAGTGGGTCCTTCTCCAGAAACATCTGGCCCGAAGACCATCCCTTCTGGACCACAATCAAAGAGAAATATTTCACAGAAAACAAACAAAGTTACAGCTTCTAAACAACTTCTGGCAGATCAGATACAATTGGCAGACAATGCAGTGAATGGCGGAAAAAGACACACAACATATACTACAGTAAGGAAGGGATAAGTAATGTTTATTAGTCCTGGAAAGATTGTTGGTTATCCAGCATCTGCATTATGGGGAGCAACTAAAGGGGGTTTGAAAGAAGCAGCTCTATCCACTCCTTTTCGTATGGGACTGGCTGGAGCAGCTGGTTTTGCCTATGGTGCCGCAACCACTCGACAAAGGGCTCCAACTGCCAAAGCTAAAGATGCTATGTTTGCAGCTGGTATCGGAGCAGCCGGAATGGCACTAACCTCACCTCTCCTTATGAAAGGAGCATGGAAAGGAGGGAAAGCTGGAGCAAAAGGGGCTTATAACTGGATGACCAAACCCTACAGGGAAGCAGCGGGCAAAGCAAGAATTCAGGAAACTATATTCAATAAATACAAGAACTTTGGAAAGAACCAACTCTCTTCTGAAGCAGTTCAAGGGGCGGCAATGAAAGCAGGAGCAAAGAGTTTTATCACAAGGCGCGGGCTCCCTCTTCTTGCTGCTGGACTTGCTATAGCAGGGATTGCTTCTCTGGGTAATACATATTCTCAGAACATCACAAAGAGAAATATACAAGAAGGCAATACTTCTACCGGTTTTGATATAATGGAAACAGGGAGACCTCAAATCCACGCAAGAGGACCCCTCGAGGCTTCTACTGAAGGATTGGTTCAAGGACTCCATAACAAGAGGCATTAATTATGTGGAAAGACGAAATAAATCAAGTAACTAACTATGTTTCTCAAACAGGCAGGAAAGTTTGGGGAAGAGCATCTTTCTATGGAAAATTAGCAGATGAAAGTATGGCAGTTGGTTTTGGAAGAGCTTATACAACTCCAAGAGGGATGACCAAATGGGCTTTTTCTGGAAGACATCATGAAGCTGGCATGAAATGGGTAAAAGATATGTTGGTTCCAGGGAAAAAGGTTGCTGGAGCAGGTGTTCTCAGAAATATGTTTAGATTTCTTGGTCCAGCAATAACTGCCTATTCAGTCCTTAAAGGATATGAAGAAGGTGGGTTGAAAGGCGCTGTGACAGAAGGGGTTGGAGGGTTGGCCTGGGCTTACGGAATTGGAAGAGTTGGATCTATGATTTTTTCTCCAACTGCTGCTCTCACTGTGGCAGGAGCAGGACTTGCAATGACTGCAGCAGGAGTGAACCCTCTTTCATTTGCCGCAAGACCCTACACCCGTGATTATGCTAAAAGACATGCTAAACTTGAGTTAGCTTCTCCTGTGGTTGATCCATTTGGAACAGTTTCCACAATGAGGCAAAGAAGTGTAATGGCTATACAGAACAGTAAAATTAATGGTCGAAGTATGTTAGGTAATGAAGCAATCATGGGCTGGAAGCCATACAATCTATAGGATTGAATAATAATGCCCCTTCCTAATCTTTCTTCAGTTATCGGTAGATTTGGCAGTCTTGCCAGAACTGCTTGGTCTATGCCCACCACAAGACATGCTCTTATGGGAGCGGGCGCGGGAGCAGCATATGGATTTGCTACAGATCGCCCTATGGTGGGTTCTGCAATGTCTTGGGGAATGATGGCAGGAATGGGAAGTTATGGTTATCGTTATGGAACTTCAATGGGTGCCAGAGCAATGTGGAATTACTATGGGAAAGAAGGGTTAATGTCAGCAGCCAGTAAATCAGGTTCTCTATTCTTCCACCAAGCTCTTGCTCAGGGTTCTAAATCAGCCCGTCACCTTGCTTCTTCTTTTACGAAGCCTATTATTAAGGTGTAATGCCAATCAATCTAAAGATTTGTGACAAAACTTGTCACGAATGTGTTAAAGAATACGCAAAGAAACACAGACTAAAAAAAACTGATAGATTTGAAATCCCTTGTGATGGGATCCCTCTAAAATACATCCCAGACCACATCCTTGCTTCTATTCCTCATGATTCTGAACTGGCCATAGCAATGCTTGATCCAGTTACTTGGGCAGCTAAGTTTCTTGATTGGCACTGCCTTGATCCTGATGGATCTGTCTGGAAAAGGAAAACAGAAGATGGAAGTCTTGGTGAAGTTGATCCATATGACCCAGTTAGAGCCCTTGCTGGAAAGTCTCCCTATCATAGACCATATCAATCAGCTATGTTGCGTTGTCAGTCCAAGAGAAAGGTCTTTGTTTGTGGTAGACAAATTGGAAAGACAATAAGTTTATGTATTACAATACTTTACTATCTTTTCACAAGACAAAACTTCTCCATTCTTGTTCTTGCTCCCTATCAATCACAGGTTGATCTAATATTTACAAAAGTTATCAGTTTTTTGAATTCCAATCCAACTCTCAAAAGTTCTATTAAACGCAATGTTAAAGCTCCTAACTATACAATAGAATTACACAATGGTTCAATTGTCCGTGGGTTTACTGCTGGGACAAAAAGTAATAATGCAGCAGGATCAGTCCGTGGACAAAGTAGTTCTATGTTGATTCTTGAAGAAGCGGATTATCTGGCTCCTGGAGATATGGATAGTGTTGCTTCAGTTATTACTAACTTCCCACAAGCTACCGTTATTATGTCCTCCACTCCGACTGGGCGTAGGGAACGATTCTATGAGAATGCAAACAACAAAACATTCAAGACCTTCCATTATCCCTCTTATGTAAACCCTAATTGGACAGAAGAGTTAGATGCTTTCTATAGAAGCAGTCTAACCGGTATGGGATATCAGCACGAAGTGCTCGCGGCTTGGGGCAGCCAGGAAGAAGGTATATATCAACTGAAGTTTATTGAGGCAGCTCAAGATGACTACACTTATAAAGATATGAAACGGTATCATGATTGGATCTATTCTGTGGGAGTAGATTGGAATGATATTAAGATAGGAACTTCTATAATTGTAGTTGGGTGGAATCCCCATGATGGAATATTCAGAGTTGTAGATAAACTTTGCGTATCTAAAGAAGGTTGGCAACAAATCTATGCATGCCAGAAAGTAGTAGAAATGAATAGTCTCTGGCAACCTAAATGGATCTATATAGACCATGGCTTTGGACATATGCAGGCAGAAATATTAAAGAAATTTGGTCTGGATGCTATTACAGATCCAGCAAGAGGACCGGGTCATCGTGATGCAAGATTGGCCAGGATTGTAAAACCCTATGATTTTGGTGGACATATTGAAGTTAGAGATCCATTCACTAAACAAATGGTCCATCGGCCTGCGAAACCCTTCTTGGTAGAAAACTCTATGAGACGTTTTGAAACTCTTTCCATTAGATATCCTAAGTCAGATAATCAAATGACTAAGGCTCTCTTGGGATATCGGATTAAAAGAGTCTCTATTGGTGGAGTTCCTGTATATGAACAGGCAGATACGGAAGCTGGAGATCACTTCCTTGATGCAATGAATCTTTCCCTTCTTGCTTTTACTATGGAAGAAAGTGAATTCGGAAAGGCTAAGTTCCAGACAAAGGTAGCCTTTACCTCAGTTTCCCCGTTGTCGCCCAAACCAGAACAAGATACAAAATCCCCCGTTTCTGTTATTTCTCCTACTTCTGGAAGAAGTGAATTAGCTCAAAGAACAGGTTCCAACTACCAAACAACTACCCTTATGTGGCCTGGGTTTGAACATGATGCTCCCAAGCCAGATCTCAACAAACGCGGGCAAAATAGACTGTTTCCTAGAAGGGAGTATTATCGTCCTAATAGGAAGAATATCTAATTTGGCTCTTGGGATTTACAGCAAACCACACCCAGATTTCAAATTAAGTGATGATGGTTCATGGGATGAACCTCTTGTCATCCCTTTTGATGGACGTTATGGTGGGGCAATCGACACAGATCTCTACATTCGTAATGATGATCTCTCTCTTTGGTATGACGGGATTATGGTTGTTCCCGTAGACCTTTCCAATGGTTACTATGTCAATGGATCTACTGGCTTCGGATGGAAACTTATTGAATCCACACAGTTACCTGTTCCACAAGCTTGGGAAAGTGTAAGTTTTGGAAATACTTTGAGCATTAGTTATGACATAGGGACAAGTTCTCTTGGGGATATAATTACTTATCTTCCTTTTTGGGCAAGAATCTATGTTCCAAGAAATGAACCAATCAAGACAATCAAGGTTGTTACTCTGAGAATTTCAGCTACAGAACATTTGGTTACCAGTTAATTAGGAAAGAAGCGTTTTGGCGAACAAAAAAGACGTTACATTTAATCTTCCAAGTGATTCGGGACATGATTTTACTGAACAAAAACATGTTCTTACGTATAAACCAAAGATTAAATATGAAGAACCTGCACAGAAGATTGATGGATATCCTTCTCCTCCAAGAGTAGAAGATGATGCCATCCAGCAGGCTACACAAAGATTGAAAGATCTTATTAATGGATATGCAGCTCTGGAACACCTCACAGAGATAGCCCAACAGAAGGTAGATAAAAGGGTTGAAGAAGGCGGCGGGCTTGATGTCCAATTAGATCCACAGAAAGATGCCTATGTGATTGCTGCATTGAAAAGATGTTTTCCTGAAGCTACAGATCACACAAAGATCTCATACCAGATGTATCAAAATTGTCTTGCAAGGGTAAATGCTCAAGCAGTTGCTCCTGGAATCAATCCAGTAGATGTCATTGCTGCAAAAAACAATCCTCTACAAACTGATTTTGGAGGGAAGAATAAACCTGCGGGTTCCAATAGAACAGAAATAGCTGCTCCTTCTGGAGTTAAACCAGTAGATCTGGAAGCATTTCAGAGCACTGCAGTAATTGCTCTGTTCGCCCTTCTTCTTCCATTAATTAGTCAAAAAAATGCATTAGACATCTTTCAGCATCTTACTTCTGCTCCACATAGTTAACTATGGCAAAAATAGACGTATCAAAACTCGACATAAATAATATTAACCCAGAGAAGCTGGATCTTGGGACTTGTCCACAAGATTGTTCTTTGATTACACAAACTTATGAACGTGGAGCCCATTCTACTTATACAGAAACAGCTGTGTTTGCTACATTTTCTCGTGGATTAGAAAATAGCAGAACTTTCGCTGGGTTAGCTCAAGAAACACTATCTGGATACATTAGAGAACCTGTTGAATCTGCCGGTCAAAGTAATCAACAAGCAGAACAACTTCTTGGCAATGCTGGAGTGTCAAGAACCCAGGAGAATTACCAAGGGATTAAATTAGGGGAATTTGACATCTCTACATTAGGAAGTAGTTTCGGGCAATCCTTCATGGATTGGATGCGAGATTGTATTCCCTGCAATATGAGGGTTGTCGCACTTCTCGAATTGAAACCAAATATAGATCTCCTTGCAACACTTGAAAATGACCTATTAGCTCGGTTAGCCATGCTCACTGAATTGGGGAATATCTTGTCCAATCTGGATATTTATGGAGATTATTGTGAATTCCTAAAGACCCTTAATTTTATGTGTGTGCCCGATCTACAAAGAATCATTGCACTTCTCATGGCCCTACTCGCAAATCAGTCAATTGAATTGGATGGATTAATAGGGTTCCTTCAATCTCTTGTCGCTCCTATTTTCGCTCCCTTGATGCTTGGTATTACCTCTCTGCTGGACCAATTTTCTTTACTTGTAGTTAATCCAATGGATTGCATTATTGATGCCATCAATGAACAGCTCCAAAAGACTAAATTCCAGGTAACTCTTTCAAATAATGATGGGTCTTCTGAAACAATTTCAGGTGGTGGAGGTTCTGTAACATCAGGAATTTCTTCGGGTTTAGAAGAGTTAGTCTCTAATATTCAAGAAGGGAAACAATATATTCAGGATAAGTTGCAGTTCTATATTGATCAGTTAAAAAGTATGTTCGATGAATTAGGTGGCGGGGACACTGCTTACCTCAAAGTTTCGTTCAAAAAACTAACCATTCTGAGATTAGTATCCTTTATCTCCGCAATTATTGCATCGATTGCAAAAGGTCAATCTGTTTGTTCAAACGGTAAATCTCCCGAAAAGAGTGCTCTGGATAATTTCTTTGATAACTTCCTTAATCCAAATATTGGTTTTCAAATTACTGTAGATGATCAAGGTAATCTGAATATTGCTGAAAAAGATAATAATATCGCGCAGATAATTCAATCTCCCACAGGTTCTGAATCTATCCCTGGTATTGCTAATTCACTTACAATAGATGGTGCTACAATGCTTAACACTACTTTGCTGGACCAGATTCAAACTACAGAACAAATACTTACACAACCAGTAAAAGTCAAAATTCCTTGTAAACTTGAAGTTACAAAAGATAATGCAGACTTAGTAAATAAATGGGTTTCAGAACTTAATCAGAAGTAGTTTTTATTAATGGAAAAATTTCCTATCCCAATCGAAGCTTCACGAGACATTATTACGATTGACGCCTCCTTGGAAGATATCCAAGGGAAAGAAGTAACTTCTAAAGCAAAACAACAAATTAGTAGAATCCCAAAGGTTATTCCCAATGTCCTTGTTTTTGCTCAAGATCAAGTTTCTGGAAGAGGGAATCTTGTTCAACCAGAGTTTGATCTCACAGAAGTAGCAATTATTGAAGATGTTGAAGCTATTGTTCATCAAGCTTTCAAAAAGAAGATAAGTTTGATGTTCAAAGAGGGTTTCAACTATGTAGGGCCAAATAAGAACATTCTTCAATATTACAAGGCTCGTATGTCTCAAATTTCCAGAGCAAGTGGAATTTCTTCTCAAGATCTACTTCGTAGAGTAGGGCAAAGTCTCATTAGAACCTCCAATGCTTTCTTAGTTAAAGTAAGGAATGAGAAGGCTTCTGGAGGGAAAAGATGGACAGATCCAGCAGGGAGAGAGTTTGAACCTATTGCTGCATATTTTCCTGCTGCTCCTGAAATGATGTCTGCTATCTTCAATGGAGACAATGGAAGGTTAGAAGGATGGCGGCAAACCCTTCCTTCTGGCCATTATAAAGACTTTAGAGCTGATGATGTAGTCCATTTCTTTCTTGATAGAAGGGAAGGATTTCTCTTTGGAACTCCGGTTGTAGTCCCAATCATTGATGACATTAGATCTCTCCGCAAGATTGAAGAGAATATAGAACTACTTATATATCAACATATTTTCCCCCTTTACCATTATAAAGTAGGAACAGAAACAGCCCCTGCTGGATTCACAGAAACAGGGGAAAGGGAAGTTGACGCAGTTAAAAATGAACTAAGATATATGCCTGCAGAAGGATGTCTCGTAACTCCAGAAAGGCATGAAATTAACGCTATTGGGGCAGAAGGACGTGCTCTCAGGGCAGAAAGTTATCTTACTCACTTTCTCCAAAGAGTGGTAGCTGGTCTTGGTATTTCTGTTCTTGATCTCGGTCAAGGAGATACAGCTAATAGGGCATGTTATTCTGCTGACACACAAACATTAACAAATAATGGATTTAAATATTATTGGGAAATTAACAAAGAAGATAAATTAGCAACATATAATCCAGTTAATAATTCCATTGAATATCATAGTCCTACAGAAGAAATTCGTTTGTATGATTTTGATGGAGAAATGATCCGTTTTTATAATGCCATTATTGATGTTTGTGTCACACCGGAACACCAAATGTGGACACGAGTTTCGAATAATAAGGGGAAAGAAATTTGGAAAAAAAGGCAAGCCAAAGATTTAATAAAAAGACAACACATCGCTTTTAAAATGGGAGGATTAAACTGGAATGGAATTATTCCAGAAAATCTTTTCGTTCTCCCTGATGTCCCATATAAATGTTATAGTTCTGTTCCTAATGCAGGACCATTTCAATTTCCTATTACTGACTGGATGGAATTTCTTGGATATTATATTTCTGAAGGTTGTCTAGCAAAAGGGAAAGGCAAATGGGCTATTGAAATTTCGCAAAATCAGAGAACCAACCCTGAAAAATGTGAAAAAATTATTCAATGTCTCAATCGATTGCCTTTTAAGTTTAATACCTATCGAGACGAAGACGATACCCTTAAATTTTGGATTAATTGTAAATCTTTATATATCTGGTTGCAAGATAACTGCGGGGATTATGCTCACAATAAACATATCCCAGTAGGTTATCTAATGTATGATGTCCAACTTCTTAATATTTTGTATAAAGCTTTGAGATTAGGCGATGGATCAATAGGGAAAAAGGGAGAAGATTTCTCTCAGATATATTATACTTCCTCTCTTTTGTTAGCAGATCAAGTGCAAGAATTAGCTTTAAAAATTGGGAAAAGAGCAAAAATTATACCAGGAACCAGATGTCTTAGAGTTTTAATCTGTGGGACTCCAATTGGAGAATTATACAATCAATCTTACTTAGAAAAATACAAAGGAAAGGTTTATTGTTTTGAAGTTCCCAACCATCTTTTTATTACAAG